TCTTTAGTGTAGCAATGAGTCTCACGCTTATCAACTTCGTTCGCCAACTCGCGGACGACATGGTGCTCGCACCCATCTACAGGAAAGGCGCTGTGATGCGCTCTGGCGCTACTGCCAAGGGCAAGAACCCCCATGAAGATGGTCACGATCGAAATCTTGGAAAGCATGACGCTGCTCTGCTGATCGAGAAGCACCCTAAAACCCTCACCGCCGTCGGTCTCTGGACTGGTGTTCGCGGTAACGGCTACGTCATCCTCGACGTTGACCGCAACCACTCCGCACTCAAGAAGAAATGGGGTGAGGCGCTCCAGGGTGCTCCCGTCATCACCTCCACCAAGAAGAACGCCGCCAAGTACATCTTCCGTGTCCCTGAGGCCCTCTGGAAGGACGTGGACGGCTTTGGGCTGTCAGAGGACACAGGACACGCCTACGAGGTGCTGTGGGGTCGTCAGGGGCTTGTCTACGGCGCTTACCCAGGAAGCCACGACGGCAAGGCTCCTGTGGGCTTCTATGGCTTTGAGGGCGATCCAGACAGCATCCCCAATGCACCGGACTTCCTCATCGCTGAGATGAAGGCCGCTAAGGCCAAGGAAGGTAAAGGCTTCATTAGCAACCGCAAGGCACTCGACGTCTCTGACCGCACCGAGGACGAGATCGCTCAGATCATTCAGGAATGCCTCAAGGTCGTTCCGCACCAGGGTGTTGGCTCCAACGAGCACTGGGTCAAGGTCGGCATGGCGATCCACAGTGTTCTGCCCAGCGAGTTGGGGTTGACGTTGTGGTCGGCGTGGTCCGCAGAAGACCCCGAGTACGCCGATGAGTGGAAGCGTGGGAACCCGTGCCAGGGGCGCTGGAACTCCTTCAAGCCCGGTGGCATTGGGCTGGGCACCCTCATCTGGATGGCGGATCGGGTGGATCCCAAGAGGGCTCGATTTTCAGAGTCCAGCAAATCGATCGTTGAGACGGCGGAGGCGCGTCAAGTTCAACTCACCCGGGAATCGCTCCTCTCCTACGAGGAGATCATCCGACGTGGCATGGCGGCGTACCAGCTAGACGATGTGGCCCGCATGAACTACGAGCTGCACGCCATTGCCATGGAGGCCCGTTACAAGGACCAGAGCGGCATTGAAAAGCTGCTGCTGGACTACATCACCCAGCAGACCCGCGCTGACGGTCACACCATGGCTGAACGCGAATCCACCAAGCGTGAGTTCCTCATTCCGGGCCTGCTTCCCTACGCCTACACCGTGCTGTTCTTTGGTGAGGCAGGCTGCGGTAAATCCGCCACAGCCATGGCGCTGCTCAAGCACGTCGTCGATGGCATTCCGTTCCAGCTGAAGAGTCACACGGTTCCCGTCAAGCCTGGACCTGTCATCTACTTCAACGCCGACATGAGCCTGCAGGACTTCTACGAGGAGTACGACCTGCATGAGATCAAGCACGGGCACAACTTCCACTTCCAGCCTGATTTCAACCTCTACCGCCAAGCGCAGTTCGTCAAAAAGATGAACGCCGTCAAGCCCAGCATGATCGTCATTGATTCGCTCTCCAGCTGCAGCGGTGCGAAGGCCGGTGACGAGAACAAGGCGGAGTTTGCTCAGCCTCTCTACTGGCTCAACGCCAACAACGGTGTGCTTTGGCCTGCCTGCACCATCATCGTTCTGCACCATGCGTCCAAAGCAGGCGGCGCTAGGGGTTCCAGCGCCATCGCCGCTGCTGTTGCAGAGGTCTGGAATATCAAGCAACCCGCTAAGGACTCCGGGCTCTCCAGCGACCAGCGCATCATCACGATCGGGAAGAGTCGGATCAACCGGTCAGGCGAAACGCTGATCCAGACCCAGCACGAGGATCTCACCGTCTCGCTCGTAGAGACCAAGAAACCGGAGGAGATGCAGACCCGTGCCGGAACCATTGCAGAGGCGATCCTCAACCGCCTGCAGACGGAACGGAGGTGGATGAGCCGTAGCGATATGAACGCCGATTCCCTGATCGTCGGCAGTGTCGGGGCGATTAAGAAGACGCTCCAGCGGTTAGAGAACCGGGGGGTGTTGGTTGTGATGGAGCGTCCCAGCCCTAAAGGGAACGTCAAGCTCTATAAAGCTCTCTCTTCTCGCGCGTGCGGGGAGAGCCAAAAAGTGTCCCCCCTAGAGCAAACCCCTTGCTACGACAGGAACCTCAGGGGGGACACTGCCCCTGGAGTGCAAGAGTGTCCCCCCTCCCCCGCTGAGGTAGACGATCCCAGGGGGGACACCTCACCCCCAGAACAAGAGTGTCCCCCCTGGAAAGTCAGTGTTGATGCGGGATCTGACCCAGGGGGGACAGATAATCTGTGTTCCCGCGCGCGCGAGGAATCCCTGGAACGCTCCAGGGAGGAGTTGCGGCAGATGAGCGACGACGCCGGAAAACTCTGGGAGTAAAAAACCGGGGCTAGGGTGCTACGGGATAACTAATCAACTCCTGTAGCACTCTTAATGGCTTCACCGATTCCAGAGAATGTTCTCGACGCTGCTGTAAACATCACGCTCCAGGATCTCCTCAAGTCTCCGATCGTTGGACCCTGGATCGTCAGCAGCCTCAACAACGCCGTCCGCACTGCTCCCATGCGGGACGTCAAGACCGATGACGACGATCAGTTCTTGCAGTTCAAGATCTCGCAGATGATGCAGGCCATCCCCTACGAGACTCGTCGGTTCTGTTTCGATGAAACCGGCAGACTGCTGAGGGAGCGCAAGTTCAAGTACGACAAGCGTCCCACCGCGATCTAGTCGTCGGGTTCGTTGGCTGCCTCCTTCGGTAGCCAACCCTTTTTGATGAGATTGTCAACGACGTCGAGCTGTGCCATGTAGAGGCGCATGAACTTGCACGCCAGGTCTTGCAGGTCTTTGACGTTCCCACAGGCGTAGATGTCACGCCTGTATCTCTCATACGCAAACTCTCTTTTTGTGTCCATTGAGTCTCACGCGGACTATTACATTATGAGCGACGAATCCTGGGACGCCAAACTGGAGGCAGCGGATGCTCCAGATATGAGTGAAGGGGTCTGGATTACTTACTACAAGCTTCCTAAGAAGCAGGACTATCTGGCGAAGGTGCGCTACACCGCATTCGCTAAAGACAGAAAACCGATTTCGGTCTACGAGGGTGTCTACGAGGACACTCCAGAGGAGTTCTGCAGGCTGGAGCGTGACCTTGAGTTGGCCCTCGAAAGTGGTATTGAAACCACAATCCTCAGTTCCTACGAACAAGACCTATTCCCGGTGATCTCTGAATATCTTCCGTAATGTGCTAGGGTGACAGAGCTTTAGGAGGCGCACCATGCCCCGGCTCATTTGCTTCAGTTACCGCAACGGCTCCGACTACGTTGAGGTCCAAGCCTATGTAGAGGACGCGATCCAGGTGGTTCCGGCCTTCCAAGACGAACCTCCTCAGTTCGCTACCGCACCCTGTAAAGCGGTACTACTGTGGGACAGCCCCATTGATGCTGAGAACTATCCCACTGCTGAGCAGATTGAAAGGATGCTCGTTTGGATCCCTCACACCGATTGGGTCGCTATTCCGCCGATCACCTTCCCCGACGATGAGCGACAAAATCAACCCCACCCACTACAACGTCGGTGGGGAGATCGAGTGCATTGACACGATCCAGGCGTGTATGACAACGGATGAATTTCTTGGTTATCTGCGCGGGAACTGTCAAAAATATCTCTGGCGCTACCGCCACAAAGGTGGGGCTGAAGATCTACGCAAGGCCCAGTGGTACTTGAACCGTCTCATCTCCACCTTTGAACTGGACCCATTCTCTGATCCACTTGCTTAAGACCACCCATGTCTACACACTCGTTCGACCTGGCGATGTCCACACGGCTAGCCAACTGGTACGAACTTCTTCCTTCCGTTGAGGCTGCAATGGAGGCCGAAGACAAGATCTTCCAAGCACGCACTGAAGCTGGCTGGGCACTCGATGACACCGGCTGGTACGCCCCCAACGGTCAACACGAAACCGAGTGGGAAGGCGAATATCCAGAAGAAAAACTTTTTGATGTCTGATTTCAACGTACTTTTCGGAGTCGAGAGCCTCAAGGTTCTCGCTGACTCCACCACCATTGCATTTGATACCGAGACGCTCCAGCTGCAACCTGAGGTCGGCAAGCTCCGCCTGATTCAGCTGGGGTGCCCCCACGCCGAAACCGTTGTCATCATCGATTGCTTCGAGGTAGACGACGATGACTGGGACATCATCTCCGACTTCTTCGACGTCAACCGCCAGTGGATCGCCCACAACGCGGTGTTCGACCTTGGATGGCTACAGGAATACTCCATACGTCCCAGGGGTGAGATCGTCTGCACGATGCTTGCCAGCAAGCTGCACAACAACGGCCTGCCCAACGTCAAGCACGGTCTGAACCACGTCGCCAAGCGCGTGCTGAAGATTGATCTTGACAAGGCCCAGCAGACGTCTGACTGGTCAGCTGCAGTCTTAAGTCGAGACCAGTTGGTCTATGCCGCTAGGGATGTGGAGGTGCTGCTGGAGCTTGACATCAACCTGCACAGGGCGTTGGCGAATGCCGGGTTGATCCCTGCACTACGCCTAGAGTGCAAGGCGCTTCCAGCCATGGCGCAGATGTGGCGCACTGGTCTGCCCTGGAACATCTCCAACCTTGAGCAGTTACGTGATGACTACCAGCACGACATTGATGCGATCGGCCAGCAGTTTCTACGAGAACTTGATCAGGCGCTTCCTGAAGAACACAAACTCCCCAGGGAAAGTTCAGATCCTCAAAGACTGGCGCACCTCAAAGATCTTGTCACCCGCGCAGGCTTCGACGATGAGGAGTACGAACGCTGGCACGCTGAGATCGAGGAACTTGAGCAAAGCCAGAAGTTCAACCTCAGAGCTAAAGATACTGGCAGTGTTCGCCTTGGAACCAAGCGGTACGCGGGCTTCAACCTGAACAGCCCTAAGCAGCTGTTGGAAAAGTTCACAATCCTTTTGGGCGGTAAGCCGCCGATAGACGAGAAGACAGGGAAGGCCAGTGCTTCACGCGCTGCTCTCCGGGAACACGCCGCTGACCACCATGTCGTTCAGACCTACCTGGCCTGGAAAAAAGCCGAGAAGCGGCGGCAAATGGTTGAATCAATCCTCGAAAAAGCAGACTCAGATGGTTTTGTACGTGCCAGCTATATGCAACTTGGGGCGGAATCAGGACGGATGTCCTGCATCAAACCCAACAACCAGCAGATACCCCGCGACGTGGAGTTTCGCAGCTGTGTTGAGGCTCCTGATGGTTATCTACTGGTTGACGCTGATTTTGCTCAGATGGAACTTCGACTCGCTGCGGCAGTGGCTGAAGACGAGAGGATGATCCAGGCGTTCCAGGATGGTGAAGACCTTCACACGGTCACAGCTGAGGCCCTGGGGTGTGAACGGCAGATTGCTAAGTCAGCAAACTTCGGCCTGCTCTACGGCTCTGGAGCGAAGGGTCTGCGGAACTATGCAGGCGGCATGGGTGTGACCATCACCCTGGAGGAAGCAGCAGCAATCAGGCAGCAGTGGCTCGACACTTACTCGGGCATTCAGGACTGGCAGCAGGAGAATGCTCGGGTTGCTCAGGAGACGGAGAAGGACCGGGGGGCCTACACCCGGATCCCCCTCAGCAACATGCGGCGTTTTCTGCCCGGTGACATGAACCGCCTGACAGTCCGCTGCAACACTCCGATCCAGGGAGCTGGTGCGGCCATTCTCAAGTGTGCTCTAGGCAATCTCTGGCCGCTGATTGAAAAGGCTGGGGAGCTGGAAGTGCGTATCGCCGCTTGCGTACACGATGAAATTTTGCTTCTAGTGAAGGAGGAGAAAGCTGAGCATTGGGCAGCCGAGCTAAAACGAGTGATGGAGCACGCGGAAGCCAAGTGGTTGGGTGAGATTCCTGCCCTGGCTGAAGTCCAGATCGGCAAGAGGTGGTCCGAAGTTCACTAGAGGTAGACCATGGTCAGTGTGTATCGGACGTCCCAGGGGTGGTCTTTCGCGTCTAATTACTACACTGACCTTGGATCGGTGATGGCTGCTGCGTATGAAGCCGAAAAGCGGCAGGGACATCATCCTGACTCACCTGAATTACGAGATCGCCCGTGCCACAACTGCCGATTTGCTGCGGGCAGCTAATTTCCTGGAAGGTGCCAGGGAAGTCCGGGCTGGGTGTAGACAGCAGAGAACACAATCGAGGAAAAATCAACAGCGAGGTTGGCGTAAACATGTTGATGACTCAATCGCTTGGTAATAGATCGCTAGAATAGTACATAGTTCTTGTGTGCTACATGGCGATTCGCCACGGTAATAAGACATATCTCCAAATTCTTCTCGATCCTCACAGGGCTGAACTTCTGCGGGAACTTGCAGAGAATCGTGGGCTACGCCCTACGGCGTGGATTCGTGACGCCTGTTATGCAGCACTCAAGAAGGAGTGTGACGTCTCGATCTATAACGAGGCGCAGGCCAGGGATGAAGCGACCTGGCGCGAGTCCGTAAGAAAACGTGTCGAAGGTCGGCGGAAAAACCGGAAAGAATCTGAAGACGCTCCAGATAATTAGACACCACGGCTAATGCGTGATAATTTTCGTCCGTCGTCAAAATACCTATGACACGGTACGCACTCTCCATCACCACCCCCAAAGCAGAACCGCTGTATCTCGCGGCGTCTTATGAAACAACAGGCAGCGGGATTCGCATCACAGATCGCGCAGAAGATGCCTGTTCTTATGTGACTTTTGAGCAGGCAGCCAACGTGGCACGCCAACTCAAAGACACGTTCCATGGTGCTCCCCAAGTCATCGAAGTGGGGTATTGAATGTCTGACGGCTTTAGCCAATACATCAAAGACATTGTGCGTTACCCGCTCCTCAGCAAGGAGCAGGAGATCATCTTGTCGCGCCAGGTCAGAACCTGGATCGATCCGCTCAGCATGAAGCAGCGGGAAGAGGCGACACCAAGGCAGATCAGGAATGGCAAGCGTGCCTACCACAAGCTGATCAACTGCAACCTTCGCTTGGTTGTGGCAATCGCTAAGAAGTACACGCCCCACGCCAGACGCACGGAGATCTTCGACATCGTGCAGGAAGGCAACATGGGCCTCGCACACGGAATCAAGAAGTTTGATCCCGAGCGTGGTTATGCCCTGTCTACCTACGTCTACTGGTGGATCCGGCAGAGCATCACCCGTTATCTCTCCTGCTACGACAGGATGATCCGGCTGCCGTCCCACGCAGTTGAGATGTTGTCGAAGATCCGGGCGTTGAAGCCTAAGTTCTTCCATGAACACGGTCGCTACCCCACCATCGAGGAGTGCGCTGCACACTGCAACCTCTCCGTATCTAAGGTCCGGGACTACCTGGAACGCAGCGAGGATTCCCTCAGCCTCGACAAAGTTGTCAACAACACCGATGGTGACGTCACCCTGCTGGACGGCATCACCGATGGTGAGCACCCGATGGATCAGCTGGATAGCCTGCTGAACGGTGATCAAGTCCTAGAGCTTGTCATGCAGCTCAACGACATGGATCGCAAGATCATCGAGGAGTTCTTTGCCTTAAAGGGTGGGGAGCCCAAGACCTACCAGAAGATCTCCAAGGAGCTGGGGATCTCTAGGGAACGCACCAGGCAGAGGGCGCTCCAGGCAATGAAGAGGATGCGGTTGGCCGCTATGCAGCGGTCGCCGTTGAGTTACGAACTGACCCGCGAATCGACTTTCCGCTGATGCCCAGACTCAAACCACGCTGCTGTTGTCCATCCTGCTTTGAAAAGAACAACAGCGTCTGCTCCTCTTGGCAGATCCCTAAAACTGGTGAAATTGTCAGGCGTCGTACCTGTGAAGCCTGCGGACACCGCTGGTACACGGCACAGGAACCTGAGTACAACGTCCACAAAGACAGGGTGCGCTTTAGACGCCTGCCGAACAATAATTCCGTCGTCAGTGAGCTGCTGCCATGAGCAAAGTTGAATTTGTCTGGGCTACGTCCCAGGGTGAGAACATTATTGTTGACCTAGCGCGTGTCAGTAATCCTGACAACCAGGGGAACTACGAGACGGGGCCAAGGCTGCTGCGTTATCTGACCAAGCATGAGCATTGGTCGCCGTTTGAGATGGCGAATCTCTGCGTCAAGATCCACACTGAGCGTGACATCGCAGCGCAGATTATCCGGCACCGGTCGTTCTCGTTCCAGGAGTTTTCAACCCGGTATGCAAAGACTGGGACGGCTGAGATTCCTCGGTTCAGGCGGCAGGACGAGAAGAACAGGCAGAACAGCTTCGACGACATCCATGAGACGCACCAGGAAGATTTTCAGACGCGGGCTGGACATGCGATCTCGCAGAGCTTTCGGGTGTACGAGAGTCTCTTGAAGGCCGGGGTGGCGAAGGAAACTGCACGTCGCATCCTGCCGTTGTGTACGCCGACTGTTATCTACATGAACGGCACCGTCAGAAGCTGGATCCACTACCTAAAGTTGCGGACCAAGCCTGATACACAACTGGAGCATCGACAAGTGGCTGATGGATGTCTACGGGTGTTCAAAGACTGCTACCCCGTGGTGCATGAGGCGGTGTTTGGGGAGGGCTGATGCCTGACAGAATCGTTCCCTACAGAGTGATCCGGCGGACCAATGCGCGTTCCAGGCACACCGTTTTTCAGACGTTTGAGCATCGGGAAGCGGTTAATTACTGGCGGAGAGCGACTAAATTTGAACCTGAGGCGTACTACACAATCAACGGTAAAAACCGCGCTTACAAAATGCAACTACTTGCTTTTCCTGTGCCATGAAAGTACCGTTCCTCAACTGGCTGGAGCGTATTGCGTATCGGATCCTTGTTAGAAGTCGCAACACTGGTCTGGTCGTCGTCAAGCAAATGGACGGACCTTGGATGCTGGTCGCCTCCGCTCCTTTTGATGAGATGCCCATCACTCCAGGTGAAACTGTCAGCGAACACTTAGAACGGATGTATCGCGCTCCAAGCCGTGACTCGTCCTACGGTCCCGATTGAACGTCTGAAGGATGGCTACCGGGTCTGCACTCCCGGTGGTGGGTTGTGTGTTGAGACTCATGGGTCTCACCGTGCCAGGTTGGTTGGTGAGGCGATCTACTGTTCGAGCCACGTTTCGATGGCGACTTCGCGGGCTTCAGTCCAGTAGCTTCGGCCTCGGAACCAGGCTTTCCAGGGGTATTTGGACTTGGCGATGTTGCAGGAGAAGCAACACGCGATGAGGTTGGAACGCTCTGTCAGTCCGCCACGGGCTTTAGCTTCGACGTGATCCAGCGTGGGGTTTTTACCGAGGGGTTCGGCGCAGTACGCACAGCAGTAACCCCATTCAACCAGGATGCTTTCACGGAAGCGGTACTTCGCTTTCTTCCGTGGGACGAGTTCAGTCCCCTCAATTCCGTGATCGCCTACCATCCATCTCGCAAAGCAACACCAAAAGGTTTGACTTGCGGCTGTATCTATGGTAACGATCCAACGGTGGTTTATTTACTCCAGAGTTCGCCTTCCGCTCTTCTTCGGCGCAGCAATCCTGCTTCAAAATGGCTGCCAGGATTGCGGTAGAGCAGCATCGCCTGTGGTACGCCGTTCCAGTCCTTAGCTGCTAAGACGCGGCTAATTGTTGTAAAGTTTCTCCCTCCGTAAAAATACTTACCGAGGTTGTAACCGAATGAAATAAGCGCCGAATGTTGGTTGACGTTCATGTCGTCCCAGTAGGGGATCGTCTCGGAGAGGGTCTCTGCTGTCCCCTCAATCTCCAGCATCAGCAGTTCGTCTGCTCTGCGTTGAGTGATTGAATCGCCGAGCTTGACGCGGACTCCGCCGGGGTAACGGATGCTCCCCCATCCCACAGTTGGGACACCCGCAGGACACAAGTAGGCGTTGAGGTGGCAGCCCTCGAAGCTCTTGATCATTTCGACCGCTGGGCCGTACTCCTTGCTATCCACCGCCGATGACCAAGTGACGTACCAGGGGTTGTCACGGTCGAACAGTTCCGGTGCGTGTTGCAGGATGGCTTGCTCCAGTTCGTTGATCGCAGCGCACTGGTGCGGTAAACCCTTGAAATAGCGGAACAGGCTGAACAGCCGCACTGGTGTCTTAGTCATTGTCGTCGCTCCAGGGGGAGTGGATGCTCATTGTCCAGCCGTCCTCTTTGTAGGTGGGTTTCGGCGTGTCGTCAGGCTGGGTCGCCTTCCAGTCCTCGATCGCGTTATCAAGCTTGCGATCCAGGGTGGCGTGGAACTTCTGCCTGTCGATAGCGCGTTGCAGCATCTTGAGTGGGCCATCGGTACTGACCCAGATGCGCCAATGCCCGTCCGGTGGGATCAGCCCTTTTTTGGTTGCAGGCTACGGATTGCAGACATCAGCAGCTGAACCACGCTGTTACTTTTCAGGGGGCTGAGAGCGATGATTTCGGACGCTGCGCCAATGACGATCCAGGTGATTGGACTGCTGATGATTGCGTTGATGTCCATGAGAAATGCCCCGTTGTTATTACTCTAGTGACTTTCCAGGGCGCGTATTCTCTCGGCGTGGTTGTTCAGACGTCCGTAGATTTCGCGGTTATGGTCACGCATGTCGGTGTGAAGCTCATCTAACTTTCCAGCGATGCCTTCGACGGCCATTGAGAGGCGGATCACTGCTTCGCGGGCCTCGTTGTTTCGCTTAGAAACGCTATTCATGGAGACTCCGGCGATCCCGATGGATGCGCCGACTACTGCTGCAGCTATTTCGATCACAGTCAGTAGCTCCTCTGTCTTTATTGTAAAGGATCTGGTCGGCCCGAAAGAATTGCTACAGCCCTGCGGTAAAACATAGATTCTGTTAATCCTGCTTTCTCTAAAGCCACCTTGACTCTTCTCCAGTTCTCAAGTGTGTGGCGGTCCATGGTTAGATCAAAGCGGTGATCAGACTTGTCTGCTTCTCAATCTTGTCTAGCTGCGCTGTGTAGTCCTGTCCATCGGCTGTGATGACAACCGCACGAGTTGACACTTCCAACCTCAAGAACGCATCAAAACCTGAGGTTGCTAGAAACAACGGCGTGTTTGGGTCGCGGGGAAACAAATTACCCGCCAGCACAATCTCACCGTTGGCAGAAGGCATCTTGATACGCCAGCCAAGATCATTGCGGCAGAAGAAATAAGGTGCGATCTCTTGATCTGCACCAACTTGGTCCCCACCCGTTGTGTCAAACGCTGGAAGGTATTTTGAGTTGTCACCCAGTACGACCCATTCCTTCCAGGCAGAGTACAAGTTCACCTGTGCATCAAAATCACCGATGCTGGGCAGTGTGATGAACTTGTTGATGCCATCAAAGAGTGCGTCTGCCATTACGGGTTCTCAAATTGACGGTCTTGCTGCTGCTGGATCGGAATGCTCCGGTCAGTGCTGGTCGAAACCGACTCAAGACGTTGATAGATGAATCCTAGAGCGTGAATCACAATATCAACTGAGCTGACGTTGATTGAAAAAGCTTCCGACGTTCCAGAATTTTCAACCCCTGCAATCTCAGTAGTTGTACCGGCGTCATAAATCCTAACTTCGGTATTGGGTTGGAGGCCGGTCAAGGTCAGCGTTGAGCTAAGAGTAAAGTTGATGGTTGCGCCTGCCGTTTTAAAGGAAGGAATCGCACCGCCAGACACATTGACATTGATTGTTCCTGTTGTAGCGG